CAAGACAACATCCGTCCGGAGGCGTTTGCTGCCCTGTATGCCGAGCGTGCCGAGAAGTGGGCGGACGCCGCTTTCCTGGCCGGCAAGATCAAGGAGGCAAGGGCCTTGTTGAAACTTGCCGGTGAATACCGCAGATGCTTCAGGAAGGAACAGGCGGAGATACCGGAAGAGCTTCTAAACCAGAAAAAGGTTGATATCTATACGGCCAGCCGTGAGGATCTGGGCGTTCCCGCCATTGATAGAAAGGAACTGGAGGGTTTCATCGACTCGATACCGGAGATACCTATTGCTGTGCGTGATAATCTGAAAGAGGACGCACGGATAAAAAAGTTTGATTTGAAAAAACGTATGATTTATGATATCGAGGAATTTAGCGAGGAAGATAGCGAATGATGAGGATGTGGATGTAAAATTCAGCCATAATGTCCAGATGCTGACCGATTTCGTGGATACGACCATTCTGGTTGTCATAGCCGGGCGTGGTATGTCCAAGAGTACGGTCATACAGTCCAGACGTTCATACAGGTGTATCTGGGAAATGCCCGGTGCGCCTTTCGCTTTTGTCGCCAACACTTATGCCAATCTGAAGGACAACATCATGCCCGCCGTACAGAAGGGATGGGAAATGATGGGGCTGTACGAGGGGGTGCATTATATCCGTGGAAAGGAACCGCCAGCCTCCTGGAAGGCGAAATGCTCCATAATTGTCAATGATTACCGGAACTGCTATTCCTTCTGGAATGGCAGTGTTATTTTTATGGGTTCGCTGGATAACCCTTCACTGCTTGCCGGCAAATCGGTGGTCCATCTGTTTTATGACGAGTCAAAATATGACAAGGACGAGAAGGTGAACCGTGCCATGCCTGTTCTACGTGGCGATTCTCTCACTTACGGGGCATCGCATCTGTTTCTTGGTCTGACGATCACCACTGATATGCCGGATGTCAACGAGGGGGAATATGACTGGTATTTCCGTTATGCACCCAATATGGATCCAGACCGTATAATTCTGATTGTACAGGCGGCTTTTGAACGGAACGGGCTGCTGTTGAAGCAACTGCGCGAGCAGAAGAAAGACAATCCCAGTCACTCCGTGCTGGCGCGTCTGGAAAGGAAAATAGATTATTATGATCGGGCCTTGCGCAAATTGCGCCGCGGACAAACCTTTTTTCTTAACGCATCCTCCCTGGTCAATGTTGATATCCTGACCCCAGAATATATACGAAACTTATATCAAGGTACTCTTGAACTGCATGAGTTCTGCAAGTCGGTGCTGGGTATGCGGCCCGGTCTCCGGCGTGATGTCCGCTTCTATGTATTATTCGGGCAAAGGCATAAGTATTATGACGGGAGTCCTGGAGGGGAGCCGGCGGAAAATAGTCGGGAGTTGCGCTATCTGCGGCATGACGAGCCTTTGGATGGCGGCATGGACTTCGGCAACATGCTTTCATTCGTGATTGGGCAGGAAGACGGAGCGTATTACCGATGCCACAAAAACTTTTTCGAGATACCTCCCGGATGGTTCCGTGAGCTGGCTGACCAGTTCTTGGATTTCTTTGCTTCACATGAATGTAAGGAACTGTCGTTGTATTATGACCGGGCCGGCAATAATTTTGAAAGACAGGGGGAGGATTATGCCAGGAAGATAAAGGATGCCATAGAGAAGGATGCCGATGGCCGGCGGACCGGATGGACCGTCATTCTGATGAGCCGCAGACAGAGTATCATCCCCCAGTCGGAGGAATACGGATTCATGCAGGAGTTGATGAAGGGAGAGAATGGGCAATTGCCCCGATTGCTGGTTGATGCGGTGAATTGCCGTGAAATGGTCAGCAGCGTTGAGAAAGCCCCAGCCGGCATCCGCTATAAGGGTGAAACCAAGGTGGTGTTCAAGATCAAGAAGAGTGAAAAGCTTGCCCCGAAGAAACTTCCCATGTTTTCTACCAATTTCAGTGACGCTTTCAAATACCTGATGATGCGCAGAAACTGGCGTCGCGTTGTCCGTATTGCCCGTGGCAATAATGCAAATCCCTATATCCCCGGTTTTGAGGAGTGATTTCTGTCCGTACCAGGCATCCCGCCGTTTTTCTCTGTCATATTTCACGAAAATTGCCCGGGGCAATTGCCCCGGGACTTCTGAGCGGCCCGCACGGAAACAAAAGACATGGTTTTAAAGATTTTGGTTCTATGGTGTTATTTATTGAAAACTAGATATTTATGTGCTCTTACAGCAAAATTCAAGGCTGAAATACGCACATTTTGAATGATAAATACGAAAATAAGGGGAAAATCAGTCATTTTTTGGATGGTTTTTCACTGGGTCTTGTGAAATGCCTTGCGGGGGAAGGCGAAAAAGAACCCCCGGCCTGTAAGTAGTTATCTCACCCACATACTTACACAAAGATGCGTCACACCGCACAGCCGGGGGCAAATACCCTCTGCTGCGGTGTGACGCATTTTGTATGTTATGTGAGTGAGATGGCGCAAAGATAATCAAATATTATTGTATGAAAGTGATAGAGATAATAAACTTTAATCGTGAGCTGCTGAAAAAGTTGCAGGAGGCGGGTGTCCGTCTGGAGGATGTCCAGTATGTGGAGTTATATTCGGAATACATGTACCGGACAAGCCAAGGAGAGAAAGTATCTTATGTCGTTGCCGTGCTTTCTGAAAAATATTCGGTCAGCGAGAGAACGATTTATGCCCTGGTTAAGCGGTTTCGGAGTGACTGTAAGACGTTTGCAGTATGAGCGGACCGTTTTATCAGGCGAACTGTGCTGTTTCTCCTATCTTTAGGATGTTTCATTTTTATAAGGAGGAATGGCTATGAACAAGTATTATCAGGTACTGGACAAGATACTTGCCACAGGAAAAACGCAATCAAACAGGAAGGGGAACATACAGTACCTTCTGAATGAGGTTCTGGTACTTACACCAGCGGATCTGTTGGATATCTTTGAGGGGCATAATATTGCCCGTAAGAAGCTCCGTAGCGAGCTCCAGCTGTTCATGCAGGGGGAACGTAACGTGGAGAAGTACCGAGAGGCCGGCATCAATTGGTGGGATTATTGCGGATCCATTCTTGTGAACTCTTATCCCACCTATTTTGAGAAGCTGCCGCCACTCATAGACAAAATCAACAGGGAGAAACGTAACAGTAAGAATTATGTGCTTTTCCTGGGTGAGACCGGTGTGGAAAGCAACCAGACGCCCTGCCTGAGCTTGGTGCAGTTTCAGATTGACAATGGAGAACTGGTGTTGTCCGCATACCAGCGCAGCAGTGATGCAAATCTCGGATTGCCTGCTGACATTTATCATCTGTACCTGATGGCACGGCAGATAGAACTTCCCCTGAAGTCGATCACCCTCTACCTGGGAAATGTACATATTTACGAGAACAATATCCCAGGTACCCGTGCACTGCTTGCCGGTGACGAGACTGTCCGTTTCGAACTGAATGTCTGATCTGCTGCATATGTCGTGCAGTGGGTAACGCTCCTGATCCTGCCTGTTTCTCATAAATTCAGAAGATCTTTGCGGCGTTTTTTTAAATGGAAAGTAACATGAGAAATATGTATCTGTCTGCCCCGCTTCCGTTTGTGGGGCAGAAACGTATGTTTGCCAAAGAATTCATCAAAGTATTGGACCGATTCCCAGACAGTACCGTTTTTGTGGATCTTTTTGGCGGATCGGGGCTGCTGTCCCACATCACCAAACGGGTAAGACCTGATGCTGTTGTGGTATATAATGATTTCGACAACTACCGGCAACGGCTTGACAATATACCGAATACCAATCAGTTGCTGGCAGATTTGCGAAGGATAACAGCGGAACTCCCCAGAAAGAAACGTATAACCGGTGAAGCCCGTGAAAGAATATTGGCTCGTATTGAAAAGGAGGAAAAGGAACATGGCTACGTTGATTATATCACATTGTCGTCATCCCTGTTGTTTTCCATGAAATATGTGCTGAATCTGGATAATATGAGGAAAGAAACGTTTTATAACACTATCCACCGGACTGACTATTCCGATGCGAAGGATTATCTGGAAGGGCTAACAATTGTCAGTGAGGATTATAAGGAAGTGTTCAAACGTTACAAGGATGTTCCGGGGGTGGTTTTCCTGGTTGATCCCCCTTATTTAAGTACAGAAGTCGGAACATATAAAATGTACTGGCATCTGGCTGATTATCTGAATGTCCTGCATGTTCTGAAGGAGCATTCGTTTGTGTATTTTACATCCAATAAATCTTCCATTCTTGAATTATGCAGTTGGATTGGGGATAATCCCTCAATCGGTAATCCTTTTAAGGATTGTGTGAAAGTGGAATTCAATGCCTGTGTGAATTACAGTAGCTGTTATACTGATATAATGCTGTGTAAACAAGGTAAAAAAGATGTTTCGGATTTGGCTGCCTGATATTGAAATCTGTGAACAGGATGTGCATTTATAACAGAAGTCCTGTTATCAGGCCAAGCAAAAGGAATATTAGACTGTTTATTATCAACTTTTTGATCTGATAAAGGTGCATACAAATAAGGCTTACTTCTTTTTGTAACCGCTTGATATCTTCCTGTTCTTTTGTCATGGTTCATATTTTTGATGCATCAGCAAAGGTAATAAAAATCCGCTAGGAAATTCGGGATGTTGAATATTATCCCTATATTTGCGATGCCGAATCTTGATAAAAAACATTTTTGTAAAAATGACTCCTCATTCGATGTGTAACCTGTAGAATCGGGTTCCGGATTTATCACCGGTCGGCGCGCATTGGATGAGGATTCGCCATTTTATATTATGGGCAAAAGTAAACCAAATAAGCCAGTTCCTCCTCCTATTCCGGTAGTAAAGACATCCACTGGAGCAGACCAGATTCCTCTTACCACAAAATAATATAAGTGATAATGAAAAGGATCGCAGTTATACAGGAGCCGGTAGCAAGGAAAGAAAGTGATGCGCTTATCTGCCCGGCTCTTTTCTCATTTAATGCACGTTGTTTGCTGATGCTCTCTTGAAGCATGACCAGCTCATCTGCCAATACATTCTTTTTCTTATCCGCTTTCGGACATTTTTGGAAATATTTTACATATTCCGGTATTCTGAATTCTTCCGGATCTCTTCCTTTAGCATAGAAATCGTGTGGCTTCATGGCTTTTGTGACATATATCAAGGATATGAAAGAGAATGTGAATAAGGCAAGGCATCCATACGTGACAGGAAGATCATTTTGTTTGTCTAAGTTTGAGAGTACGTATCCCATAGAGGCAGCAATAATGGCATAATAGATGCCGAACAGGATATAACAGCGCTCTGTTATGGTCGATTCCACCCGTATATAGTCTTCCAAACGTTTTGCTGCTTCTTGACAATAGAACTCCAGAATTTCTTTATCCAGTACATTTAGTTGTTCGTCATTTAATCGTTCCATGGATGGTTACTTTTTAAGTTGTTACAAAACTAGTAAAAAAATCCATTAGTAAATGTTGGGCTATTGAATATTATCATTATATTTGCAGAGTCAAACATCAAACTTGTTCGTCAAGTACGTAGAGCGCGGTTAATGCTCATATTTTAATGGGCTTTTTTTATGCCTATACAGAACCATTTTCGTAAAGTCACGAAAATGATAATACATATAAAGGATATTGTAGAAGTCGCAACTTGTTGTGCAAAGTCTACGGCTGCCTTTCCCAAAACTTAATTGCTCTACGGAGTGACACGGTTTGATGTTTGACGACACGGGAGATGGCAGCCGTTCTTTTTCTGCCTAAAATGTCAAACATCAAACCGTATGAAACAAACAGTTTCAATTCCTGCTACCGACATAAATGTCGTGAGCAAATCGTCAGTCCTAACTATGTGGCTGAACCGTGAAAATCAATTATTTTCTTCCGTACTTGAAGAATCAGTGTCTAACCGTCAGGTGTGCCTTATGGCTCATGCTTCCTTAGCTTTCATGGCACTGGCAGGTTTTGCTTTCAAGAAACTTTTCCAAAAAGTTTGTAGATTAAAAAATAATCCCCATCTTTACAGTGCTTACCATTTGAGAAAGGCGAGAAGGCTCGCCAAAATATTTGCTGCGGGCATTTTTTATGTCCATGGCTATACATATAGTTCCGTCCCGTGTGGTGTCGTTAATGCGCCCACAGCCTTTCTCAAGGTGGTAAGCAACGGGGAGCGGAACTTTTTTTGTTCCCTTCCCGTACTAATCAACATATTGTTTCATTTTAATTGCTTACCAAAATGAAAAATCAAACAGTTACTTTGCCTGTTGGAAAATCCACGTTCAGTGCGTGGTGCGAAAAGGAGAACCAATTGTTCTCGTGTGTTCTTGAATCCGTAGTTACCAACCGTCAGGTGTGCCTTATGGCTCATGCTTCCTTAGCTTTTTCTGCATTGGTATGTGCCGGTTTTGTGTCGGCTGTTCCTGCATTGCTTTGCCTGGCTTGGTTTGTTCTGTCGTTACATCTTGCTTGGAAAGGAGGTCTGAGATGAAATTTTTTATTGATGAACCCAAAACTTACCTGTCTGTCAACAATAAAGGCAGGGCTATGAACCAGTGGATTTCCACTTTCACTCATGTATTGATTCCTGATGAACTGTCACGTGATGCCTTTATTGAGGCTGTTCGTGCCAAAGCGTCCATGTTGGATGAAGAGTTTCCAAGAACCAAACCGCTTCGTGTGGATGTTTCCAGAAACAATGATATACATATTGAGGTCTATCCCGATAAGAATCCGTATAATACTGTCTTCATAGTTCATATTTATCCAGTACGCGGCGAGTTCCGTTTCTGTGAATCTACAAACCCTAAAATATTGGAAGGAGGCCTGAAATGAAAGAAGAAGGATTTAACCCGAATGCTGTCATAACAGATCAAGTGATAGATGCACTGGCTAATATACAGGATCATGAGCCCGGTTCCTTTCGGGAGCATACGGAGAAATTGACGGATATTCTGTTGGATGACTTTGAGTTGATGGAACCGGACAATTTGAAAAGAAATCTGGATTTGGTGCAATTCTTTCGGTTCTATGCAGGACTGATAGAGAAATTGCATCCACAAAGCAAGTAGTCCTGTCCTTTATCCCATATTGCATTTGTCCCATATTTGCTTGAAAAATAGCGAATATGGGACAAATTAATTTATATACCGCAGTCGAGGAGATGAAAGCGGTGAGCAAAGCTGAAGGGACATTCAGTATCAAATTCCGGAAATACAACCGTCAGAAACAGTCTGGCGGTGATCTGGTGTTTTTGAAAGCGGCCAGGCTTCGTTCCAAGGCTTCTGATGAAAAAATAGAGAATGCCAGTCATAAACTGTTTCTTGTCGATACGGAAACAGGCAACGCATTGAACTGCTGGCAGATTCTGGTAGTGGAATTTAACGGACAGAAAACAGCTTTGTAATATGGAGGTAAGACGTAGCGGAAATTTCGGCTTTGTGGACCCCGGCAATGGATCGCTTTATTCCTTTGACATATCGGGACGTGGCAAGGGATGGGAACCTTCCAGTATCATGCTGAACCATAACCGTAACACCTGTTTCACGAGGAAGATGAGTGTGGCCGGATATGATATCGTTCCGATGGGGGATAACAATGACATGCCCGGAGAGGTCATGCGCCTGCTTGACCGGTTCTATGCCGGCGAGGGTATTCTTGGCAAGATTGCCGGTCTGCAATGGGGGGACGGTCCCCGGTTCTATGAGGATGCAATTGATGATACGGACAACCGTTTCTACAAAAAATGGGTGCTTGCACCTGATATTGAGTCGGACATGTCTTCCTGGGATTATCGGATTTGTATGCACCGTTGTTTGGTTGATCTCACCCACATGCAGGGCTTCTTTATCAAGTTTGTCCGCAACCGTGCGCCCCGTATTGGCGGGCGGGGGAAGCTACTAAGGTTGGAGCATATCCCTTACCAGCGTGCCAGACTGTTGTACCCTCCCCCTGGGAAAAATGATCCGGAAGGCATTGTCGTGGGAGATTTCCCTTTCCCGGATCCTGAATATATGGAGAGGTATCCCATGTTTGATCCGGCAGATCCTTTCCGATATCCGGTGTCGGCCAGATATTACAACATCTATTCCTTCTGTAAGGATTTTGTTAGTACCCCGCGTTTTCTGGGAGCCTTTGACTGGCTGGAGATAGCCGGTACCCTGGCACCATTACTGCATAACTATAATCTGAATTCCAGCGCGCTCAGTCTGCATATAGAATCTCCACAAGGGTATTGGGACAAGGCGGAGGAACGTTTGAAATCCGTATGCCGCAAGCGTGGGGAAACCTATACGGCCAAGATGCTGGAGGATTACAAGGATGAATGCATGGAGAAATTTGCCGGAGGTATTACCGGGATGAAGAATGTGGGGAAATATATGCACACCACCCGGTTCTGGAGCGATGAAGCCAACGATTTTGAGGGATGGAAGGTGACTCCTATTGATAAGAAGGTGAAGGATTACATCGAGGCACAGATTAGAATCAGCAACAAGGCTGACGCTGCTGCCACCTCCGGATTCGGAATTGATCCGGTGCTGGCGAACCTCATTTTGGAAAACAAACTGAGCAGTGGAAGCGAGAAACTGTATTCCATCAAGGTCTACAATGCGTCTGAAACGGCTATTCCGGACATGATACTCTGCAAGCCGGTGCAGGAGTATATCAACGCTAACTGGCCGGGAACAGATATACGTATCGGACTGTACAGGAATGTGGTGAGTCAGGAAGAGAACGTGTCGCCGGGAAACCGTATGAAAGAAAATATATAAGTTATGAAAATGATATTCGACAGAAACGGAGAAGGACGCCAGGAGCTTGTCGCGGCGCTGGGAATGATTTCCGACAGCCTGGACTATTCCAAATGGAAGCCGGTACTGCCTTTGGCCGCACGCCAGCTGACCTGTATTATCGGGGCGGACGTGTTTTCGGAGATAGTTGACCTTTATCGGACTGATGACCTGGATCCAGAGAAAGAGGAACTTGTATTCATGGCGCAGCGTGCCGTGGCATATTTCGCATGGGTGAAGGTTGTCCCCACGTTGGACGCACAGCATGGCGGTAGCGGAAGGCAGAAGAAACTGGGAGAAAATGAAAAGGGGCTGACTGCCCTCCAGGAATACAAGGATGAAATGAACATCCTTAATCTGGCGTATGAATCGGTGGATGCTCTGGTAGGATTCTTGGAGGAGAAGCAGTTTGATTTCTGGGAAAAAAGCCGGGCTAAAAGACAGATGGACGGATTGCTCATCCGTACCAAGGATGAGTTTGACGAGTTCTATCATATCGGCAGCCACCGTCTGTTTCTCATACTGGTTCCCATCCTGCGTGAAATACAGCGTACGGACATTCTGCCTGTTGTCGGGAAGGAGCGGTATGACTGGCTCGTCAGGAGAGATTCAAACGTATGTGACACTCTCTTGGAGGAATGCCAGCGACCCCTGGCGCTGTTGGCCGTCAAGAAAGCGGTTGAACGCCTACCCGTAGAGGTTATTCCGGAAGGTATCGTACAGGTGCAGCAGACCGGGACTATAAAGGAAAAGTTACGGGCAGAGAAAGAGGCGCGGAAAAGTGTGGCGGACAGTCTTCAGGCCGATGCCGACCGGTATCTTCAGGAATTGCAGGATACGGTGGCGGCTTTGGACGCCGCGCCTGAGGAGGTTGATTTCTATGTTTCAGGCCCCACGCTTCAAAGCAAGGGGATAACCTTTTGATTTTTATGCGTGTAATATATTATCAGAACAGACAAGTGAGTGTGCCGGAAACGCTTGAGGAACTGACACCTGCCCAGTATTACCGTTATCTGGAGATCGCCACCATGGCTAACCAGCATATATTGTCGGAACCCAGGATACGTTTGAAAATTCTGTCTCTTTTTCTGGCACTCCCAGTTGATATGGGGCATCTTCCTCCATCCACATGGAAAGAAACGCTGGCACTGTTGTCCCTGACGGATCCGTTCGTTATTCGTGAGGGAAAATCTTTCCGGCTGGACCTGAGTACCGGAATCAACCTCCTTCCGGAATGGAACGGCTTTCACGGACCGGAAGACATGCTCAACGGGGTATCGTTTGACACCTTCTGCAAGTGCATGGCACTGGTAAGACGGATGGGTGATGAGGGTGGCGGCGACAGGGACATGATATTACGGGAGTTCGGAAAAGCTCTTTATACGGGAAGGGAAGGTGCGGAACCGCCAATTCTGCTCTGTCTTCATGCTTATCTGTTTTTTATGAATGTGTTCGCCATCATCCGGGAGGAGCCTTTGGAGATTGACGGTGAAACGGTTGACTTGCGGATTCTTTTCCAAAAAGATGAGAAGCCGGAAGCAGATGACCATACCGGCTGGACGGGCATTGGGATGGATATCGCTGAGAACGGGGCATTCGGGAACTATGCAGAGGTGAGGGCGACACCGTTCTGGGATATCCTTATTTTCCTTTACAGAAAGAAGTTTGAAAAATTACATTCCAAAAGATAGAGCCTATGATCAGTTTGAAAACCTATCGTGAGTATTATGAGGATGTCATGCGGCGTGTACCTGGCATACATTCCGTCAGAGTAGTGAATGTGGACCAGGACATGAGCGACTGTCTGAAAAGTATCAGTTCTGACGAGCTTCCAGTTCTGTTCGTGGTCGTACCGTCCGCACAGGAGACAGGTACGGATCCGGACAATGTGGAGGAGGATAACCTGTGTCTTATATTTCTGATGGACCGTATGGATATGCAGCGCCGTGGTCCGGTTCGGGTGCTGGAAGATACACAGCCCCTTGTCGAGAGCATCAAGAATGTGATGCGTGGTGACAGGAACAGGGGGTGCTGTCTTATGCGTAATCTTGACCGGATGACCACTACCCCGGAAACAGGATTCTATACGGATTACAGCGGTTGGAGTGTGTCGTTTAAACTTGGTACGGAATGAGTGACGGATGGAACCCTGTGAGGGAGGAGTTCTTCAAAAGAACCCTGTCCCGTGACTTCAAGACCATTTATCAACGACAGTTGGATATTGCGGAAAGAGGTATTTACCGGGAAGGAAGACAGCTTAAGGTGAGATTCCGCCCGGATAAAATTGTGCCCGGCCGTACAGGGCATCTGCGTGACCGTCTTGCGGCATCCGAGTTTCAGATAACGGGGGTGGATCCGATAATGCTGGAAACGGGCTACCCTCTTTATATACGTTTTCTTGACATGCGGGAGAAACGCGATCTCCGTATCTATAACCGTCAGATATGGGGGATAGTGTACAACAACGCATTGCCTGATCTGAGAGCGGGCATGTCCGATTCGCTCCGCAAGG